CTCTTAACGATTTTTAGATCACGAAGGATCTCATCCACTCGAAGAGTGGGAGGAAGCTGGCTTGTTGCCTGTGTTCTGGTTGCTTCCTGGTCGTCTCAACTTTGAGACTTTAGCTTGGACTTCTTCTCTTTGAACAATGTCTTCATCCGAGCTATTGGATTGTACTTCCTTGATTCAGTCACAAGAGAACAATCTTTCTTTAGTATCTAAGTTATGTTCTTCGTAAAATTCTTTAATTTCTTCGACTTTACACATCTTATCACGTGCTTTTTACTCTAACTTAGCTTTATTTAGAGCCCTTTCAAGCTCCACTTCTTCAATTGAAGGACCTATTATGCCTGTATTTTCAGACTAGATAGAATTCAAATAATCTTCTATTTGGTTCATTTATAATAGGAATTAAGAAACCATCGGGTTATACACTTCATTGGTGCTGTTAACATTCATACGCTTGATGAAGTCTTTAGCCAAATTGAGGTAGAAAAATTCGGTATTTTTATCGAATGTGACAGGGCCATCTTGTATCTTCATTAATCCTCTTCTGGCTTGTTACACCTGGGCGAATTTCTCCATAGATCGATAACCTGTTTTTAAAACACCCAGTTTGCCCTAATGGATAAAAGAACAACACCCAGGGTCTATGTCATGTCATTTGTTCCCATACACCACATCTCATTCATTTAAACTTTACAAGAATACATCAGTTGTTTTAGGGAAGAAACTATAATTCATTTAGAAATTTAGATTCATAGAAAAAGAAGAAGGAATACCTGTCGTAATATTCATAAAAGGTTAATGGAAAATCATCCAACAAACATCCTCTCCCATAAAAGCTTCATTCAACTACCCACTAGCATCTTCTTAAAAGAAAACGTTTGTATTGTTGACTGCAACATTCATAATCATCGGTTTATGTCTATCAAAAGATACAGTGTCAGACACTTTTATCAACTGGTCAATACCTATGGATCCAAGCTGAAACAAAGTACCTAGTTTCATTCTTCCTACGTGTACTGTTCCAGCTTCATTTGCAGCTGGTCCTCATAGAGTAACACTCATTCTTCCAGACCAGATAAACCCGTCCGCCCCCAAAGATATCATGTCACCTCCATATGCGTTAACCATTGAAGTTGAACTTGTTGTAATCTTTGCAATAGTGAGAGGATAAGAGGCTATGGATGCCTAAGTAAAATTATCAATTGACAATCCAGAATAACGAGTTCCTGTCCCAGGCTCTGCGTGAGCTCCAAGTGGGCACCAAAATATTGTTGTATAATCTCCACTGCCTACAGAGCTTTAGGTCTGACAAGAAACTATACCACAGCCTGTCCTTTATACAATCCCGTCATGTACAAAATTTGCTCATTATCGACCAGGGTTAAGTCTCGCCCATATGAATTGAGACTGAGGGTCTAGCTATTCAAACTTTGCATCCTTTCTGCCCTAGTTCACCTTGGCTTGGGACTTCTAGATAATTATTTTAGGTTCAACTAATTAGACTCCCTGGGGCTAGATTTATTTATTCTTTCTTCTATTATTTCTTCTTCTTTTTCATCAGTCCTAAGAAAACAACTATCATTCCAAATCTTCGACTTTTATTATCTTCTCTTCTTGCTTCAACTCTTCTTTCGCCTTATTTAAGAACTACTTTGCTTTTGCTGCGTGTGCAGCTTTTTGCACTTTTTATTCATTTCTGAATTACATAAAATTATTATTCAGAATGGGGGATACGCCCCCTTCGTGAAAGAAGTTTTAGAAGTTTTAAAAGTTTTTCCCTGCATAGAAAACATTATTCCGAAAGAGGATATGCATCTTTTCCATGTTTATTCCACATTTTTAAGAGATGACCATATCCACAAGCGATATATGGTGATTCTAAATTTTTGGAATCCAAAGTCTGTTTTTATGATCACTTAAGTACCTATCAAGAAACATTTATTTATCATATAACTTTGGAATACTAGAAGAATATCAGTCCATCCTTTAAGAAATTATCAGCTACAAAGTAGGCAGAGGTAATTCTGCTTCCAAACTTAATCATAAAGCTTCCACGTACAAGCCTGGATACTTCTTAATTAGATGATTACTACCACAGTAAAATTACTTCTACTACACAAACTTGTTTGGATCCCTAAACAGATACCAACCATCAAAACCTCATTAATCTCCAACGTGAACTGAGACTTTTGAACAAAAATCGAAATCCCACCAATCTCACACTGTAAATTCTTTTATAACTTGACCTAAACCGTGTGGCCCCACATGGAACTTATTTGGAGTGGATATGTGTTAAGAGAAAAGTCGCTAAACGTTCATTGCGTCCCCTCAAGGACAAAATAAAATCATGTCATCCCCAGCTGCCATACATGCAAATTGAAGATTAGGATCTAAAAATTTTAAAAACTTCATGTAGCAAATGGATCATAAAGTATTGCCCAAAGTAGTCAAAGTCGGATGCCCTGAAAAAGTGGTTCCTTTCATTTTGAAATGTGCAAACTCATTGTGAGGGAGCTTATGCTTGATCTTTTATACACAAGGGACTCCTGGAGTAGGAACATACACATCAAAAACAAAATTTTTACAAAAATTTAGAATTACTTACGCAAATTGGTCCACATTATAATCCAAATCTTAAGAAAATTTTTCTTTTATGCATACTAAAATCTGCTTTATTCTTGGTGCATACGCGTCCCAAAATTATGCATCTACGCATTCTTACAATTGATAGTGTTGATTACTATCAAAAGCTGATCCATCCATGGACACTGAGCACATGTTCTCCAATTAATCATCGAAGTCTTCTAGCAGGAACTGAACTCATTGTTTTAAGCCTTCGCTATCCAGACCGTGTATAAACTCAGGAAGTAAGACGTGTCCCTCTGTATCTATAATTGTTTTAAAATCTCAGAAGATATACGATTATAAATAAGTAAGGAAACCGCATCCCTCTACACTGGGAACGAAAATGTTTCAAGGTCTCTCACTCTTTTTATTAACATCTTCATGCTCCATCTTAGTGTATGTTTCTCCGCTTTTTACCATGGTAGTGAAAAACGTATCAAAGTTTTTAGCACAAGGATTTTTCAGTTACTTTACTATTTAAGAAAAATACTTATTTTTCTTAGACTTGTCCCAATCTTTCTTACTATTTAACCATTCTACTGGATCCAAATACTCAACAGGCCAATTAATTCTTTAAACTAAACTATTTATTATTCCATGACAGAACGGTCAAAAGTATGACAATTCTTGCTAATTTGGAGAAAGAGAGTTAGTATTGTGACGATGGATGAAAGAATAATATACATTATTGAAAGATTTTGAATCAAATTCATAAGTTTGTACTCTCTCGCCTTTTGATACCACTTCATACCCTACTTTCGAAACTTCTACTTTACGTGGAACAAATAAATTATGTTAATCTTTATAGATTGACAAACAGACATTCATTTAATCGAGAGATCTTTGGTTGTATTACTAGAAAGGCATCATTTGAGGACAGACTATAGCATCAACATTTTGAGACACCTTATCGTAAAAATAATCTACACTACTCTGATCCAATTTTCCTGTATCTTTGCTTTACACCACTTTGCATCATTTCTAGTTCCAAGGAAGCTCTTTCAAATCATATCTCAAAAAAGAGTCATAAGCTTCTGCATCTAATTTAAATCCGCTCTTAGATCCAATCATAATCAACTTTTAATCCTAAATGGTCTATCTTACGACAGGACTTACCCTACTCATCAATTCATCCTTGAGATCAGAAAAGAAGGTTCAATAGTTATTTCAAATAATAGGCAAGTCAAACATAGTATCCTCTATCAACACAGATTGAGTAAAATAAAGCAGGAAAGTACGAACCAAACTAGTTATGACTGCTCCAAGAGCTATGGGCCACATCCAAGGCATGAAGATAGCAAAACCGAAAGAACACAAATGAGCAACTAGTTAGAAAATGCTTCAAGCGTTTTACGCAAACATCTAAACTTATAAGTAATATCTCTTCTTCTTTACTATAGTTGTATTCTTGTATATAGGATCTAAGATATTCTAATGACCCTATGACATAAGCCAAAATTCAGGCTGACAGAATTATTTAGTCAATAGATCATTATAAGCCATGGTGATTCTTTTAGAGGCTCTCTCAGTCGGGGTAATTCGAGAATCGAAGAAATTAGCCTGAGGAAAACCTTAATCATTAGAATGCCCCTAGACTACATAAAAATTGTCGTTGTAAGATCTAGAGTTGTACTAACCAGAGAAGAAACGAATCCAGCCAAAATCCACAACAATTTCAGAAAATTTCACTCCAATATTTCTATGAGAATAGACATTTTTACTTCCGTTGGTTTACATGTTAATCCAACTTTCTCGGGAGTCTTCAGGAGTATATACTGAATACTCACCCTCCTAGCATGGTAACAAATAACGTCCGGGTGACTGTTCAAAAAGAAGTCCTGAAACGTAAAAAGAAGCTCAATTCTACACTGGAACATTCGGCAAATAATAATGAACATCATTCATCAAGTAATGGAAATCCTCAAGATTATAATTCAGTGCCTATCTCAATGCTCTGTATTTGAAGTCGTTACAGAAATTCTAAAGGGTATCACAGACTAAGATGCACTAAACATTGTAAGTGTTGTTCAAGCAATCCGAATTATTATTAAAATAAATTTGATCATATTCAGACAAATTAGGACGGATTGCAACATAACTTCCTGGAAGAGGGCCCAAAATCTAAGAATCGTTTAAGAAAGGATGATTGAAGACTAAAGGTTAGATATTCTAACCAGGTGCGGCTCTTCTACTCATGAGCTTGAAAAATTGCTTAAATTTACTTCCTACGTCCAGAATAATACCATTCTTTCTTACCACGTCGTTCATATTTCAAACATAGAGCTTATCTATTAGGCTCCTACAATTAGGGTGCCCACCATGAGACCATTATAAACTGTTATCACATTCCTCTCTAGAGTAAACAATACCAGCACTACAACTGTGATTCACAAAAGAAGGATTTAACCTGCAGGTAGATTCAGCTACAAATTACTGAGTCTATACATGGTAAAAGATCTTAGATTTATTCAGGTTAGCATCTATGTCCTACTTACTCTACACCCAAGGACGAGAGGCGGCATCATATAGATCGAACAACTTAGCCTCAGTCACTTAAGGTTTCTCTCATAAGAACCGTCATTAAACATTCACCACGACTGGAGTTGAAGATGTGATCATGGTTATGAAAAATCCTTTCAAAAACTAGAAAATATTTCCACCAGAACGGACGAAGAAAAGTAACCCTGAAATTATTCAGTTAATTAGAGGCACAGAAACGAAAAAGTCATAAAATGGATTAATTACACACTAAGACAATTATTATAAACTGCTAGCCACAATATTCTCCTGTACCTTGAGATTTTTCCATGAAAATTGATTCTGTTATGGCTGATAATTTTCATTTCAATCTGGGAAATCATATCTATCAGCAAAAGACACATCAAAATCTTCACCCATAGGTCTCTCAGGACACCCGCCTTCTTTTTCATCTTCGTCTGAATCAAATCAAAGGGGTTTATAATTTCTTAAAGCTCTTTCTAAGCGTTCTTGTTCATCTTCATCTTCTACTTGAGATAGTGTAGGTCCATCTTCTAAATCCCATGCTTTTCTTTCCTCGCCAGGACCCCATTCTTGAATAACTTTTTTGGCCGAGAAAGGTTAGATAGTAGGTAACTACTTAGAAATTCAACTTACATTGGGAAGTTGAAGGTCAGGGGCAGGCTATTTTATGTCTGCTTTAGCTAAGCATGCTGGTGAAGCTTTGATGGGACATACTGGCGGAGCAGAAATATCAAAGAACTTTCGCTTCTCAAAGGACTAAAAGGCATGTGAGGCTTGTCTACATTTGTTTAGTTCCATTACAGAAAGTTGCTAATATCACTACTTAACTTCAAGAGGTAGGGTAAAGTCAGTACCGTACTCAGTTGCAATAGGAATATCATCATCATAGGCTGATTCTTGAGATTTCAGCTATTCTGATAATTCGTCTAAATTAGGCAACGCCTCTCCTATAGGAACTCTTTGAATACAATTATCATTAATCTCAATCTTGAAATTAAAACCTCGTTCTAATCTTATTTATTTGTTTACTTTTTCCCCTAATTTAAACTAAAAAGTTACATTTCTATTTAAGAGCATCTCTGACAGATCTACTAAGACATTTTTAAAATTAAGGGGCTTGTTTTCATCAGCTGTAGCCACCAATAAACACAAATTCAAATAATGATACAAATTAGAGTAATTAGTATACACGCTAGGTTGTATACTTTGAGAGAGATAATGTGAGCAAGTCCCTTCATCTTGACTCAAATTGAGAAAACTACAAATTAATTTTCGTTTAGTAATTACATCCTCTCAACCAAGAATTAACTGTCTCAGGAAACAACTAGCAAGCCTATCATCCTCGGATCCTGGAGAGTTGTCTTTATACAAACCCATGCAATAAGATGGAACCTATCGATTTCCAGGAACAATCTCCGGCAATATAGAATCATAAACTATGTTCCACAAGTTCTTATAATTTTCATCCACTCTATTTCTATCAGTATTGTACTGAGCTAGTCCATTCAACAGATCTAGAGCGTATTTTAATGGGATTTTATACTCCTTATCTTCATAGTTAGCCATCTAAATTATAAAGCAGTTCCAGAAATCCATGTTTTTCTAAACACAATCTTCCAGTAAATGATTGGTCAAGTCAATCCTATAGCCACATTTGTTGCTTATCCTGCCCATAGCAACATGGGTAGACTCCCTTGGAGATCTGAGTATAACCTGACCTATCTCAGGGTAAAGATCAAAAACAAAATTATCCTCATTCTTTTAAGTAATTTTCATGAACCGGAAAATGCCATCTGCAAGAATCTTAAAATCTTACTTAGACTCAGTAGAGAGGTCAACTCCTACGATTTAATCGTAATTTTTATAAGTCAAATAACTTATATCATCAATAAAGTCTATTTCGAAGAAGTGGGGATAAGTAGAATATTTTCCTGCTCCTGCGATTAAACCTCCTAAAGGTGATACCATTAACTCGTCAGTAGGTTATCCATCAATATCACTTAGACTGAAGAAATAAACGCTGCTCATTTCCAGGTTAGTCACACTTACCAACTGACCGTTTAATTTATCATTTTTCAAGAGCCTATGATAATACTTAATCCATCCCTCTTATAGAGAGCATTCAGCCGTTCAACCTGTAACTCTAGGGAAGCCATCTACAATATCATAACTGAAGAAATAATAACCTGGATCCACTAAAGGCAACAAACCCAACGATGTATAAAAATAATCATCGTCCTTATTCAGATCTTTAGAAATGCATCTCCCAACTAAGCCTAAGAAGTCACAATCTTTAACCTTCCACTCTCAATGAGAAGTCTCATGTTCATTCGCGCGAGTATACAAAGTAGATTGACATTTAAAGACAAACCTCGTCTATCCAGCTGTCATTTTCTACAAGAAGTAAGAAATACTTTCTGGTAAGATATTAAAACCACCCAACATCCGGGGTCTATATTAATGTATTTAGAAAACATCTAGAACTGGAGACTTGGAACCTACAAAGGTCAAATCTTTAGTTTTCACCACAGTAAAAACTTTCTTTTCCTTGGCGGGAATAGTGCTCTCGCTAACAAGATCAGTATCTTTGAATAAGAAAGGATAGCAATCAACGAGGAAGTTAAATGCGCTTACAGACACATCTTTCTAAGTTTGAAGGTCTTTCCATCCTGCTATCCAAGAATCTTCAGGTGATCTTAGGTAATTTTTCCATGTACAATACATCTTCTGATAAATTTCCATTTCCTGACTAGACACATAAGGCACCAACTTAAACTTCTTTACCTGACAAATATACTGCTACACTCAGTTTCTGACAGTGGCTCTTTCCTAGCGAATAGCTTTGTCTTTATACTGGTCGCTTGCCAGTTTCAAAAGTTCAGAGAAAATATTTCCTTTTTCATAGTTAATTTTATTCATTACCTTCTAAAAAGGAGGAATATAAGACTTCGGTAACAATTTCTTCAGTCTCTGTTGTTCCTGTCTAGATTCATACACTACCCAATGGGAAAACAGCTCCGTGCTAGCAAAGAAAATTCTATCTTTAGCCTCAGCGTAGTCTTTCGCATAGAAAAAGAAAACATCTCCATCCTTATGAATTGAATTCGCAGAAAAATACTTTTTGCATCATTCAGGAATCTTGACTCTCACTCCAAAATCGGGTAGGTCCCTGAAAATGACCTCATCTTCCACCTGTGGGATGGTGGGTTCTTTCTTCTCTTCTTCGAGATGCTACTATGCTCGTCCCTCAGCGATAGCCAGTCTTCTTTCTGCATCTTCTCATGGGATGATCTGATCGTCTTCTGTCACGAACATATCGAAGTTCTTATAAGCAGCTAAGAACAATTTTGTAATACTGACTCTAGGAATAGAAGCGCACTTATTTCCAAGCAAAAACATATGAGCTGCTTATGCCCCATTGTAAGAGAAATCTTGAAGTACCGAGAAACATCTTCATCCATAATTGTCAATCCCGTCACTCATAACTTGATGGAAGTCGGGCGGAGACTCAAGCCCTAAATATCCAAATAGAATGTCTTACTGGTTAGAATCAATAGCTGGGGGGTAATTCCTCTTAAACATAGAGATTATGACGCTCAAACGACTTTAAGTGATAGCAGATTGTTATTACGTCATTCCATCCACTTCATATACACTGATACTTCCTAGAATGCCGTAAAGCCAGCAGTAGCCATCTGGTAAGGAAACGACTCAAGCACTGCCGGTACCAATAACAGCCGAGAAGTCAGGGTGCAAATTAGCACCCGGACGACTCCGTTCATTGGATTTCAAACAAAGCTCCATCGCCTCATCCTCCGTAAGGCAGGGTAAAGCAGATAGAGCTTCAACATATTCACCGTATCTCACAATCGGAGACTGTGAAGTACTTACAATATG